GTCCATCGAGGTGTCGAGGCTAGGATCGTCCGGCTGCTCCCCATTTGGGAACCTTGCCACCCGCTCCGGGGTAAACGTAAGGTCGTCAAACATCGGCAGGGATTCAATCTCGTCTGCCTTAAAACCCATAGCGATCAACTCAGAGCGCGTCGTGAGTTTTCTGTGGGCCACAAACGGAGATTCGTCTATCCGGCGGGCCTTCTTGGAGATCAGGAACTCTTCCGGCGGTACGTTCTCGACCTTTACAGAACCCTTTTTGTTGATCTTCTTGACCGTGACGTTGTAACTGAAAATTGGTACTAGAGTCTGGACAGGTTGACCGGTCATAGGATCGGGAGTCATGCTCGGCACTTCCCCGATCTGCTCTTGGCTCTGGGACACGACTTCCATCTGGCCGTCGGACAAAAGAAGCGTTAGTTCCTCTTCCGACAGGTTCTTATACTTTTCCTTGATTACATCGGTCTCATCGTTCCACCAGACCTTAACAATGCCGTTCTTCTGTAAGAGCGCATCCTTGAACCAAGTAGCGAATACCTCGAAACCGGGGTTGTCGTTCATCAGCACCCAGTTGCAGTATTCCGTGGCCTGCTTGGCGGCTTCCTCGTCTCCGGGAGCCTTTGGCTCAAACCGGACTACATCGTCTGACTGCGTAAAGATGCGGAGGAGCTGCGGTAATGCGCCATCAATAGCTTCTGCGACCTCGCCCGTGACAATGGTAGAACGACCCTCTATCTCGTTCCCATAAGGCTCGCGGTTGTAAGACATCAATGCCTGACGACGCTCCTCCACCGTTTCGGTGTTGATGTAGCCAATTGCATTGTCAATCTCGTTGTCGAGGATTGCTTGCAGGTCAAATTCTTGCATTTATACGATCCATTTCGTGTTGATCGGCAGCGGCTTGCCCCAACTGCTCGTGATGTTCAGTCCCACCGCCAAGTACCGAAAAGCATCACTAGCGTGGGAAGCCCAGTCATGTAAAGGCTTATCGAAAAAGACATTTCTTTTCTCGTCGTGTTCTCTGCGGTAGTTACGCAGGGCGTCTAGTCCCTGCTTTGTGTTCGGGTGGAAGTAGCAGTTAGGCAGAAGTCTCCTGACCGCTTGTATCCCATCGTCTACACCGAGTCTCGGACAGACGGTGATGTTAAGCCCTAGTTCCTGTAGAGCCTCTTTCCGGCTCTTTCCTGTTCCTAGTTCCCTGACTTCCACATCGTGCGGCAGGATGTGTTCTGCCTGTGTGTAACCGTTTTTCTTGATCCAGCTCACATACCAGTCTAGGCCGACTCCGTGGTTCTCCACGAAATCAAGTAACCGACGCTCTTGCCCCGCGACCTGGCAGACCCAGATGGCCGTGGAATCACCAACACCCAAGTCCCACGCCGTGTATGTCTTACAGAGATCGTCCCGCGCAAACTCCGTGAATCTTTCGGGTGGGAGATTGTTAATGAGAGCGGCGTAATATGAACCTTCGACCGCAGCCGCGAAGGAACATTCAAACTCTTGAGCGTACTTATCGTCGCCCATTTCTTTCTTGGCAGCGAGCAGTTCAGCTTGCGGAAGTATGCCCGTCTGCGAAGCCTTGAACTCAAGCAACTTCCATCCTGGCTCTTTTTCAGCGCGGTCTCGGAAGTCTTTGAAGTGGTTTGCACCCTTTGGTGTTCCTAGAAATAACGCCCAACCCACGCGATCCGCGAGAGCAGGACGGACAATCTCGTTCCATATCTTCGGGTTTTGATCACCGATTTCGTCAAGAATAACACCGTCAAAATACTGGCCCCTAAGACTGTCAGGATTGTCCGAGCCGTAAAGTTGTATCCGTCGTCCGTAGAAGTCAACCTTTAACTCCGAGATGTTATGTGAGGCTTCCAGAGGTCTAGTAAAGTTTACCAAGTAGTCCCACGCTACACGCTTGGCCTGCCCGTATGTAGGCGCGATATACGCAAACCTTGGGTCTGGCTTATCGCATTGCAGGGCAGAGTGTATGAGCTGGTTTAGAGCTGCGACCGTCTTGCCCATCCTGCGGTGTGCCACTACCACTACAAAGCGGTGGTTCTCCACAGCATCGTGAATCTCGCGCTGCTGGGTTCTTGGCTTGTATCCGGTCTCTACGACCACCTCGGTCATATTCCGGTTACTACCTTAATTGTGAGCGGGCCGTTCTCGGCTCCCGTAACCTCAGTCCGAGCCAGCTTGGGTATGTGGTACTCGATTGCCTTCAGGTAAATGTCGCAAGCCTTTTCTGGACTCTCTTTTGCGACCTTTTCTAGCCACTCTGCGAACCTGCCTGCGTTGTCCTCAGCCATCCTAGCGATAGCCTCTCTGACGGCCGCTGTGGAGCGATTAGGCACTCCCTTGGGCCTTCCTGGGCCGGGAGCACCTTCTCCGATTTTCTGTGTTTCTTTAACGGTTTCCATCTTCCGAATCCTCTCGGTTGTTCGGTACAAGTCTTGGCGTAATTGCCAACATCAATTCATTTGCAAATGCCACCAAATGCTCTTCGTAAAACGTATAAGCAGTCTCACCGTTTGGGTGAATCCATGTTCCGTGATGAGCTACTTTTTCAGCTAATTTACAAATCTCTTCTTTAGTCATTTGTTCCTCCTCAGGAAAAAATTTATTTTATAACAATCCTTGGTCTATGTATTGCTGAATTGGAATGTCGTTTATCTCTTGAATTTTGTAATCTTCTGGTCGAAACGGAATGAAGTTAGATGTTCCCTTTCCTTTTCCACGACTTCCTTGGTCCAGGTAACGGATACCACGAATACCTAGTTTTTCTAACTCGTCTGAAGCGGCTTTCGGGCTAATGTTTTTAGCCATCGCATCCTTTACAATTGTCGTATCAAATAACGCATCCCCAGCGTTATTGAATCCAATTGGTTTGCCATAAATAAGGCTGTTGTAAATATCGCCACCCTTAATGTTTTCTGGCAAATCATACTTTTTAAGAAGTTCTTTTACTTCTTTTGACTGCTGACTTAGCGGCTTATCCCAATCCAAAAACTTAGGCAGGATTTCGTCTGGGATGTCACCTTTGTAAAGAAAACCTTCTGGATTTTTAATTTTTGGGTAGATTGAGTCTATAACATCAGTCGCCACAAATTCTGGCATTTTTGCATTATCTATTTCGCCAGCTTTTAGCATTTCAACGGCTTTTTGTTTGTCCATACCAGACTTTTCCAAAGCCCGTTTTGCCATTACTTCTGCGTTTGTAATGATGTCGGTATCTCTTAGACGTAATTTTTCTCTATAAGATTCTGCTACTGGCCTTGCCTCTGCTGTATAACCAGCACCTACACCATAAACTTGTGCTCCCTCTCCAGCACCAATTTTTGCTGGATCAAATTGACGGAACAGGTACGGAGAGCCGTGGAAAGCGGTAATACCAGCAGGAGCAAACCCAAGCGGCCCGCCCATAATCATATCTGTAAGCCTTGCTAGTGCTCGCTCGTCCGTGATCCTAAGCGGGTTTGTAGGATCGCCAAACGCTTGGTCTTGTAAGGCGCGGGCTTCTCTTGCTGACTCTACAAACCTTTGGCCTGTGGCGGCAGCTCGATCACGGATAGTCCTGCCGATTCCGGCTAGAACCTGACGGAAATCTTGGGTGTCCGGCGGCAGAGTGCCGTAGAACATCTCTCCGTATTCGTTCATGGCTTACTTCGGCTTGTAGCGGTCTTTGAGCCTTTGACCGAGGCTTTTGAGTTCGCGGAGGTCTTGCTGGTTTTGCGGGACTTTGGCTGCCCATCTTTTGAACTGGAGGGCGGCGGGCGTAGCCTCTCCGTTCTTGTCTTTGAGAGGGTGTCCAGCAGTGAGTGCTTGGGCAGCTTTGCGGTAGATGAACTTGGCTCGGTCGTACTTGTCTCCGGTGCTTGCACCCGTAACTGACCGGACGGGCTTGCGAACACTACCGCCTTCGCGATTGTATTCAGCCATCTTTTTAGAAGTCCGAGCATCATACTTTTCCCATTTCATTTCTTGGCCTGTGCTCCGCGCATATTAGCCAGCAGGGATGGGTATTTTGTGCCGGTGGACTTGGCAAACCTCTTGGCTGCGGCTTTCTGGTTCTTAGAAAGTTTCTCTGGCTTGCCCAAGGACTTAGGGCGGGCTTTTTCCCAGACCGATTTCATTTGGATTTCTTGACCTTCTGGGGCAGTTTTTTCATGGAAGATTGGCCTTCTTTGACCATCTTCTTGGCTACAGACTGCGGGATTCCGAGCTGCTTGCCGAGCTTTGGATTGCCCTCTACGGCGTACATAAGGCGGGCTTGGGCTTTCGATTTGAAAGGCATGATTGCTCCTAGACGGGCTTACCGCCCTCGAATTTAACAGGGATACAGGCTCCGGTGGCGGCGCGGAAGTTTCCGCTCTTCTCTGCGGCTTCTATGTGGGCGTCCACATACTTTACACAAGCCTGAAAGTTAGCCATCACGGGATCTGCGTAAAACTTACATTCCCCTCCTACCATACAGGCAAATAGGACGGGAATCCACATTTCAGTCCTCTTCTTCCTCGGAATCGTCCTCTGACTCTTCCTCTTCCTTGTCGAACTCGTAGGCGGCGCATAGGTTGGAATCTATGCACTTAAATTCCCACAGCTCGCAGAAACCCTCGCGCTTGCCGAGACCGGGCATTTCCATGTTGAAATACTCGCAATTCCCGCAGTAGCGCATCTTGTCCTCGGACGGGCCGTAGTTAGCCTTCAGGACGGCGTTGGCTTTGTTGGCCTTGTTTACAGACTCGTCTGCCATAGCTTCCGGCATCTCCATCTCAGGCTCCAAGAGGCCACCTTCGGACTTGTGCATAGGCTTTTTGCCAAGCAGTCCGATCATAATGACGGGGGATTTCATTTCTTGTGGCCGTACTTGCCAGGCGGCTTCTTGGCGGGCTTCATGGGTTTTTTTCCGTACATGGCTTTCTCCGTAAAAGAAAAGCCCCCCAGCTTGTGACCGGGGGGCTTGAGGCTTGAAGGGGATGCGTGAGGAGGAGGCGCACTACCCCGCCGATAATTCTACCCCGCTTGTCTCCTTTTTGCAACTGTATGCCCATTGCTGTTTCGGCCCGTTTCCGTTTGTGCGCTCGACCTTTTCTCGGATGAGCTTACCAGACTTGCAAAGGCTCGTAAGTGAGCCAGAAACGATCCCAGGCTTCAGCTCTAGTCCGTCCTGAAGCTGTTTGAGCGTCATGGGTTCCGTAGCCTCCGAAACCATAGCAAAAATGCGATCCGTCGTTTTCACTTCTTCTCCTTCCTATATGGGCAGTCCCGGCCCTGGTTACAGTCAAATTTGTCACAGCAACTCGGTACATTGGATTGGTAGATAGCCACCGCCCCAACAAGGAACCCGATGATTCCGATTACCAATGCGATTTCTGCTGACATCTCAAGCACCTCCATCTATTTTTGGCTATTGGCGAGCCTTGATCTAATTTCTTCCAGGTCTGGCAACTGAAACAGAACTTTTCCCCCAGAGCTTTTGTTGCGGCGTCGCTGATCTGTTGTTGACTTGGATTGAAAGAATGACTTTTTGTATTTAATGACACGCCTAACTTTTCCTTCTGATAACAGCGAGTTTACGACTTTGTAGGCGTAAGACTGGCTCACATGAAACCTGTGCATGATCTGTTGAATCGACACGGGTGTCTTGCGGTTGATTACATACTGCCTTACCTTCTCCACGAACCATTCTCCGATACCGTTCCATTGACTCCTTAAGGTCGGTCTTGGCAGCCGGAACGTAACTGAACTGCGACCAATCTGGGTCTAGCAATCTACCCATTGTTTTCTCCTTCGATGCCTCGAACCCACTTGTAGATTTCATGGGCTGAGTTTTCAATCTCCTGACATAACGCCGCGATGGTGTCTCGGTCTGGGTCATAAGATCGAGCCATCTCGTGCTGAAGGCGATTCCCAAGCCTGATAATACGAACTGCGTGATCTGCCTCATACATTCTTACCTCCTTTTGGTTTTTTGGTGGTTTGTGGTGTCGTTTTGTTTCCCACCGTCCCGTGTTCAAATCCGTCTTTATCTTTGCAAAACCAAACATGAGGGTTTTCGCAACGGGTCTGTTCAATCATTTCAGCTTGATACTCAGGTGTGCAATCTTCACAGAATCCAACTCTAGAGGATGGCGGGTATTGATAAGCGGCCATCTTCCAAGTTTCATATCTTCTTGCTGACGTACACCTCGGAACATCTCCCTTGAACTTTGTTATAAATGGATCGGAATAAAGTTTCATATCACGCCCCAAGCATAATTAGAACCATGTAGCCTGTAGCGCAACACGCTACAAACACAAACCCGTCAAGCAGCCAGTTCTGCTTTTCTTGCGTCTTTAGCTGCGGTGATTGCAGCAACCGCGATTGGGTCTTGCTTCGTTGCGGCAAAGGCAGATGCAAAGTGCGTCTTGAGTTCTTCCACATTTTTAGCTCCTCGGATTTGTTGTACGAAATTGGTTGAATCTACTTTTTTGTTTTGCTGATGGATTGCGTTCTGGACTTCATTGGCAGAGGCAAACTCGGTTCCACCCCAACCCGCAGCGGCCAGCGCACGACCGATTGCAGATGTCTCAGCGTTTTCCAAAGCGGATGTGGAGTTGATCTGGCTTGCGGCCCGAAACTCCTCGGCATGGCCGGTAGCGATGCACTTACCGTCTGTGTTGTAAATCCGAGCTTGCATGATGACGAACTTTTCATTCGCCTCAATTATCTCGGTTGACAACTCCCATTCTGGGTGCGCTTCACGAAACTTCTGCACCCGCAATGCAACGGTTTGGTACTCCTTGCCACGGATATTAACGATCCCACTATTGCTCATGCTGCCCTCCTATTTAATTGTTCGTAATCTTCAAGCGTTCTCAGTATGTATTTTAAGGCATCCTGAATATCGCGCTCGCCTTTTGCGTTGTCGCGTATAAATCGCGCAACACCAACAAAACGACCGTGATTCACATTCATGCCGTGAGCAACGTCCTCCCACTCCTGTTGCTCTAGCTGCTGTTGGTGGTGTTCGGCATCAGTCATCTTGCGCCTCCCGTTCCATTTCCCACTTCTGCTCTGCTTTTGCTATCTCTTGCTCGTAATCTTCCTCAGAGCTGGGTTCGGGTGGTTGTGTGTAATACCAGTCAGGGTTATACATGGTGCGCCTCCTCAAGCGTCTTAGATACAGGTTGTGGTGCAGCTTCCACCAACACAACAAGTCGTGCAACTAATTACTTTGCCGCCAGAAACGATTGTGTGAGTGCTGCAAGCATAAGCAGCTCCGGCAAACATCAGGCTAACTAGTAAAGCGACGATTGACTTAATCATGGTATTTCTCCTCTAGGTCACAGCGAAGTTGCTGTAGGAATGATCTTACACTACTTTTATAAGACAGCAAGCACTTTGTAAAAAAACTTGCTAGTGCTTATCCT